TGCCGCTGGCCTGAAGCAACTGGGTGCCAAAATAGCCGCCCCCATCAGCCGCCCCGCGCAGGCCTTCGTCTGTTTTATGCAGCGACTCAATCGTGTTGACAAATGACGTGGTGGCCAAGCCGCCCAAGCCGTTCGTAAATACATCAACCAAGCCGCCGGCCAGTGATTTAGCCCGGTCCAATGAGCCACTGAAATCACCTTTGATTAGCGCAGGCAGTGCCGCAAATGCGTCTGCTGCCTTACTGGCGATGTCCGTAAGGTCGTTCTTTAGTTGCTTGAGCGCAATGCCACCGGCACCACTGGTAAAGAAGGCGGCCAGCGGTTCCCAATTCTGAATAATGAGGCCGGCAGCCACGGCTACGCCAGCGGCGGCGAGCGCAATGGGGCCGAGTGCGGCGGCCGACGTAATGCCTAGCACACTCAAGCCTGCCAACACTGGCGGGATAGCGGCTACAATCGCACCCAACCCAAAGATGAGCGGCCCGGCGGCGGCGGCGGCGGCGGCAAACCCAAAGACAATTTTTTGGGTGGCCGGGCTTAATGACTCGAAAGCGGCCAACGCCGACTTAACGCCTGCATTAATGCTGTCGGCCAATGCCTCTAAATTGAATGCTTTATTAATCGCGCCGCCTAACCCAGAGAGTGCAAGTACGCCAGCGTCAGATAAGTTTTCAAGCGCATTTTTTAGCCCGCCAGTAACGGGCGGTAACTTACTGAATTCTTCAACAACCGTAGCTATAAATTGCTTGCTGGTAATACCCAAGGTGCGCAAGCCTTCCGCGCTCGTGGTTCCAAAAGCTTTTTGCAAAACCTCGCCAATTTGAGGCAGCGTCTGCCGCAACTGATTAAGGTCTTGCGGCTGTACAAATGGGGTGTTGTTTATTTGGGTAAGCGCCAGCGTAACGCGGTCCAGCTCAACCTTGCCTTTGCCAACGGTTGCGAGTGCGCCACCAAACGCCATTAGAGACTTGCGCGCCTGTTCCGCACTAAATCCAGCAGCCTGCAAATTTGTTGCCCCTTGTAATGCCTCGCGCAACCCAAGCCCTGGTAGCTTTGCCAAGTCCTGAACCTTAGCCAACGCTATACTAAGTGGCTCAGCACCTTTGTATGTAGCTGAGAAGCCTTTTTCTAGGGCTTGCATATCGGCAGCTGTTTTAATAGCTGCCCCGCCAAGCAATCCTAGCGGCAGTGTTACGTAGGTCGTGAGACTACTACCCACACTTTTAAGCCCTTCGCCAAGGCGACCAATGCCTTCATTCAAAGGCTTAATCGCTCGGTCAAAGGCCCCGAAAGACGAAACTAAGCCCCCGTTTATTGTGGTAGCTGTTCGCTGTGTTACATCGCCTAAGGTGCCAATGCTGCCGCCAGCGCGAGCAGCAGCTTCGGCAGCCAGTGTAGCGGCCGACACGAAACGGCCGGACGCATCTCGCATCCGGCCTTGTGCATCAACATAGCGGCCTGCTGCCGCGTCGGCGGCGGCAGCTACTTTGCCCAGGTCGGCCTGTACCTGGTTCATTCCAGCCTCAAAATTGGCGACGTCTGCGCCAACTACAACCTGTAATGCCCCAAGTGTTTCTGCCATGACTACGTAGCGGCTTGCTTAGCCTGTTTTTGCGCGTTTTGGGCTGCTAGGCGAGCCTTGAAATCATCGTAATTGTCCGCTGCATCCGGGGCGACTGGCGCGGCCTTTGGTGGCCCATCTACCAGTGGCAGCGGCAGGAATTGGCTCGGGGTAAGCGGATTTGTGGCAAGGGCACTGTGAATCAGGTGAGCCACTAAGCGGTGGCCAGCCATTTCCTTTTGCCGGCGGGCCTCATAGCCACTCAGCTAGTGCTCGACCTCCACCCAGTCCAGCCCCCGCGCTACGGCGGGGGCTAGCCCTATTTCACCCAATAAGCGGTCCCAAAGGTCAACCCAATCTAGCTCGGTGTCAGTGCCGTGTTGCTGTTGGCTGGCTCCATCGCTGGAGCCTCGGCGTTTTTTGCGTCGCGCTGCGCTTGGTAGGCGGCTTTTCTAGCAAACTGTTCACCTAAGGCAGCGATAACCGGCGCTAGGGTATTGCCCGCCTCATAGTCTGGCTCATCCATCCAGTCACCTACCTCCGTGGCTGTAAAAGTTACGGCCTGCCCGGCTCGTTCAGCCCCAGCACGTAGGGCAGAGTACAGGAAGTCACGCTGCGCGCCCAGTCCTAGTGTGTTGAGGTCGGAGAAAGTAGCCGCGTACTGTGCCAGAGTAAGCCCTTGAAGGCGGCAAAATATATCGCCCTGGTTAGTGCCTACGTGAAACGCCCGCTGCTGAGAGCCGATGAAAATTGTATTTGCAGCCATGACTACGGATTTACAGTGTAAACGACGGGGCCGGTTACGGTGAATGTCACCGCGAATGTGGCATCATCGGTTGCGCCGGCGGAGTGGGTATAGCTTTTTACATAGGCCTGCCCCGCTTTGCGTTGCGCGCCAGGCGTAGTTGAGCCAAATTCCCAGTCGAACAGCTGGCCGCTCTCAAATAGGTCTTCCAGGTTTTTGCTGGTAACCTCGGTGGGGATATTGGTGCCGGTAGCAACCCGTTCTAGCGCATCGGCGCTCAACGAGTAGCTTTTTTGGCCAGGTACGCTCTCTTTAGTGCCGCCGCTGGCGGTGCAGGTAGCGTCCTTGTCTTCGCGCTCAGCTCCAAAGCTTACGGTGCGAGCACATCCAAAAATGAGGCCATCAATGGATATCTGCAAATTGTACCCTTGTTCGACAACTAAGGCCATAACATTGAAATTTAAAGGGTTGGCAAAAGATTAAGGGTGAATCGCCCGGTAATTACTGTTAGCCGTAGCCCGCACGAGTTGCGGAATCGCGCCCGATGCGCCGTGGTAATAGATTTCCCAGCGGTAGCGCAGCAGGCGGCGGATGACCAAAAGCCCCTGCGCCTGCTCATCCGGCGGCTGAAGGCCAGGCTCCAGGCTGCCGGGCTGGCAGTCCCAGCCGGCTGGCAAGGTCAATCGCTGGCGGCGCAGGCGCTGGTTTATTTGCGTCACCAACTGCTCAGCCGGCAAGCCGCTGGCTTCATCGGTGCGGAATTGGGTAACCACGTCAAGCAGCACCGTGCAGCTGTAGTGCTCGCAGCCGGTAGCGCCACCAGCATCGGTGTCGCTGGGTTGCGTAACGAGCACGTAGTGCCCGGCCGCATTGCCCGGCAGCCGTTGCGCAACCGGCACCGACACGCCCCCCAGCATCAGCGGGGGCACGTTCAGGGCGAGGTCGAGCGCCGGGAGCAGGAGAGCGAGCGGGTTCATTTAAGAGGTGCGAGCTTCGCGGTAGTCATTTGTGCGCAAGGATGCGGACAAGCCCTTTAGGTCCCTGCCGCAGATTTTGACCTCTTTTTGCTCCAGCTTTTTAATTGCTCGAAAATTCAAAATCGAGACGTAAGTGCTTATGCAGCATATCGACAGCACTAGCACTATAAGAACAAGTTGAAGCATATCAAAAGAGCTTAATATTGCGTTTAAGAGCGGCCACAAAGGCCAGTCGATTCTTTTCGTAGGCAGGAAAGAGAAAAGGCTGCGCTCGCTGGTAGCGCGTGCCGAACTCCACAAACACGCTGTAATTGGCCTCGGCTATCACGGTAGCCCTGAGCCCATCAGAGGCGATTTCGGCGTGAATGGATGCCCGCAGCCGTCCGGTATCAACCGGCGCGAACAGTTTGGCATCGGATTCAATCAGCAGCGCCGTTTCGGCCACTGCCTGGCGGGTGCCTTCGCGGACTTTAGGCAGCAGGTTGAGCAGCTTGCTTTTCAAGCCATCCAAGCCTTTTATAGCTACCGAAATACTACCGGCCGCCATACAGACACGTTAAAAGCAAATATTCCCGGTCTTCGTCAGCCCGCTCGTACTGCACATTTAGCTCTTTGTCTTTCCAGCGCACCCGCTGCTTGGCGGTGGCGTCGCGCAGGCTGCGGATGGTGATTTCGTAGGCCTCAGCGTTGATGGTCTGCCCCAAGCTCAATAATTCCCGGCCTGAGAGCGGGCGAACCCGCGCCCACACCGTGGCCTTGCTATCGGGACCAGCCGGTTGCCAGCCGTAGCCACCCGCTACCCGCTGGGGCGTGCCCGTGGTGAGCAGCGTTACCCGTTCGCGTAGCTGGCCGGCGTTAATCTTGCCCATTGCTACTCGCCTAAAACGACCTTGCGGGCCTCTGCCAATTTAACGCGCCAGCTAACTGGCAACTCATCCACATTTGCCACGCCGGAAACTGATGTTTCGCGGTTTTTATACCACTCCGCAGCAATTTCTAAGATAGCTTCACTTGCCAAATCC